CAGCACACACGATATATCTATTAAAGGTATTCCTGTTGAGCTATATGTACAGCCTGCTAGTCAAACACATCATTCAGCTGGTATCTATAGTGTGCTAGATAATAAATGGATCAGCGAACCTGTACACGAAGAGCCTACTGTAGATCCTAAAGATATCAAAAGTAAAGCACGTAGCTACGCAGGCAAAATTAACTCAGCTATTCGTAGTGGAGATATAGAACAATGTGAAGCAGTGCTTGATGATTTAAAACGCCTGCGCAAAGCAGGATTAGAAGCTAACGGCGAACAAAGCGTAGAAAACTTAGCATTCAAACTACTCAGAGCTAGGGGACAAATTGATAAATTGCGTAAATACATACATAAACTAGAGAGTGCTGAATTAAGCCTCGGAGAACACAATGAAAATTAATGACATCAAAGAGAATCATGGACATCCTGGACAACTGTATCGTTTTGCCATGGTAGACGAAAGCGGTCAGATGCATCGTTCTAAACCTATGCCAGCAGAAGAATGTAAAGTTTGGTTGCACAAAGCCAAACACATGCATAATCCAGAATACATGACTATCTATCCTGCTCACGATGTCGATCAAAAACTTACAATAGATGAAGTCATGATGCAACATCCTAACATGGCTCATGACCTAGCAGAAGATGGTCCATTACAAATTAAACAAGGCACCACAGCTAATCTTACAAACCAACAAGGGCAGACTGTAATGACAGCCGTAGATCAAAATGCGGCATCACAAATTAAAGCATTAGCAGACCAAGGTAAAATTAGTGTTGGCGGTCAGGCACCAGGCGGTTCTAACAACAATGTAAGTGCTAGTGGCAGTAGTGATGGTAGTAGTGGCGGCAATCAATCGAGACAGTATGGTCCTATGGAAGAAGGTTTCTTTGGTACTACTGAAGAAGAACTTGCCAAAGAAAAGAGTCCTGCTGGAGACTACTATAGAAAACTAGCGGCACTTAAAACAGACCCACGTTGGGCTGGCAAACAAGAGCTAGTACAACATCGTATCGACGATCTATTAAATCGAATCAACAATGATCAAGGTGTTCCACAACCTGGACAAGGACAACCAATGGGTCCAGAAACAGATCCTGCTAAATTCCAACAAAAGAATCCTAGCTTCCACGAAGGCAAACACAAAGACACAATCGCCCAAGGCGGCGGTGATGTGGGCGGCGATGCAACTGACAATTTTATCAAGCAAGTTAAAGATAGAGCTTATGAAAAAGCCAATCGCAACGGTGCAGATTCAGGACAACGCAGTCCTGTTGCTCAGAATAAAAAATTAAAAGAAACCGATGAGCTATATAAATGGCTTACGATCGCTGGCATCAAATGAAAATAAACGAATTGATTTCAGATTTCAAAATCTTCATGACCATTGAAGAAGAACAGATCTTGCAAAAGTTAAAAAAACCTGTTAAACTAGCTAGTCTTAGCGAGCACGATCAATTCAAGATTCAGTATATGATTCGTAAAAGTCTTGTAACTAAGATTGGAATGGAAAACCCTACAGTAGTTGCAAATGAAAAATACCAAGACTAAAAAACCCAAAGAAAAGTTAATCAAAGACTTAGCACAACACTTTGAACAAGACTTAAAAAAATCACTGCCCATTAGTGTACAACCTAACGGCGGCATAGTGTACAAAGATTATTATATCAAAGAAAACAAGCTGGGTAACTGGGGGTTATATAATCGTCATACACACGATGAAGTAAACCAGTACTATCTAAAAACTTGTGCCCTAATGGCGGCCAAGTATTATGACATTGCCCATTTGGATAAATTCCATGAAGTTAAGCAGTTGGATACTCGTTACTGGGCTCACTTCTGCGATACACAAATTTACCGTAAAAACATTAAGACAGCAAAGGATTTTGACAGATACTTAATCCTTTTAAATAAATTAGAGCACACAGAATTTCTAGCGGAACATTACAAGGAAGAAATTTCCAAGATGTTTACGTGGAGTTTTGTATAAATACTAGAAGAAACAGCTTAGGGATACCACCATGCAATTAAGAGAACTATCGAAACCAATCACAGCTAAAACGCTGAATGAAAGCCTAGCAAAGAAGTTTGGCTATAAATTAAACTTAGAACAGTTCACTATGGAACAGTTAAGTGATGTGCAGAATAAACTTCGCACAAAAATGAGTCAGTTTGAACTTGGCGAGAGTTTCGACAGCGTGACTGAAAGCCCAGAATATCAAAAAACACGTCTAATGTTAGACTGTGTTAATCAGGCAATGTTAGAGCGTGAAGTAAGCGAAGGCTCCGATGAAACTCAAGAATACGATAAAAAAATGTCAGATAAAAAAGCCGATACTGTAAAGAAAGGCATGAAAAATAATCCATTCAAGAAGAAAGAAAAGCCAGTAGAAGAAAACTATGTTAATGCAACTTTCCGCGAAAGAGCACAGGCACTTTCAGTTCCAACTAGTTGGATTGACAACGCATTAAACAGAATTGATCTAGGTGAAAGTGATGCTAATGAATTAAAGGCAGAATTATTAACACGTTATGATCTAAGTGAATCACAAGCTAGCTATGTATTGCTAGAAGGCGAAGAAGACAAGGCCGAAGCCATTATGGCAACCAAGGATATGATCGATCGTATAACTGGCTGGTATGATGATGTTGCTCAAATGAAAGCTGAACAGCTTTTAGAACTATTAGACTCCATAGGAGACAATTTTGGCAGCGATGTCGCACAAAAATATGAACAAGCAGTTAAACCAGCTTTAGAAAGTGTAAGTCAAAGTTTAGAACAGGCACGTCGTGGTTTAAATCAAGGCTTTGCTCTAGTATCAGGCAAACAAGCAGACACAATGGGTTCAGATGCAGGTGGCGATATGCCTCCAATGCCAGGCGGTGAGGAAGGTGCTCCAGACATGGGCGGCGATATGCCTCCAATGCCAGGTGGCGAAGAAGGTGCTCCAGAAGCAGGCCCAATGCCAGGCAGTGACGAAGGACGTATGAAACGTGAAAGCATCGATTACAGTCGTCGTTTAGGTCAGTTGTTAGCCGCATCAAAAAAAAAATAATTAGTGAAACGTTAGATCCGTTACATCAAACGCTATCGGATCTAAAAGCCAACGCAGATCGCCAAGGCAATACAGAAACAATTAGTTGGGACGCCGTTAACGAAATTGGTCGAAAATACGGTGCTCCCCAACTAGACTATGCTAGATTCAAAGCTCGTTTTGAACCTACTAATCAACAAGATCCAGTAGCACAACAGGATAGTCAAACACTCCACACTCTAGTACATCGTTACGGTCCTGATGGGATTACACTTAACACAGCCACTATGGATCCAAAAGGTCATGAAGGCGGTGAAGGCGAAAGCGAAGTGAGTAAAATGGCAAACCGAGCTACTCAAAAAGCTATGAAAAATATGTAAGTTAGTGTATACTAGCTACATGACTTTACTCAAAGAAAGGTTTAACTACACACCTATCAATAGACAAAGTGTAGAAGGCAAACGTTTATATGCTCTCCCAGATGGAACTAAGGTTCCATCGGTTACTACTATATTAGACAAGACTAAATCGCAAGATAAGATCGACGCTCTTAATAATTGGAAAAAGAGAGTAGGCGAAAAAAAAGCTCAGGAAATTGTAACCGAAGCAAGTGGACGCGGTACTCGCATGCACAAGTTCCTAGAGGACTATGTTAAACAAGGTGTTATTAGTGCTCCAGGGTCTAACCCATACAGTAAACAAAGCCACGCAATGGCCGAAGTTGTTATTCGACAAGGATTGTGCAATGTAAATGAAATATGGGGAGTAGAAGTACCCTTATATTATCCAGGCTTGTATGCAGGTACAACAGACGGATGCGGGTTGCATTTAGATGACGAAAGCATTTTAGATTACAAACAAACTAACAAGCCTAAAAAAGAAGAGTGGATTGAAGACTATTACTTACAGCTAACAGCCTACGCATTAGCACATAATGAAGTCCATGGAACTAATATACGTAAAGGTGTTGTTTTAATGTGTGTTAGCCCTAAAGTTAATGAACAATTAGAAATGATAGATGTTCCTGTTTATCAGGAGTTTATATTAAAGCCCGAAGACTTCAGTTTTTGGGAGAAAAAGTGGTGGGATAGAGTAGAACTGTACTACAAACAGAACTGATAAATATCCTATATAGAGGATATTTAGATGGCCGTTTATCAAATTAGCCGCATACAGATACGTCGCGGTCAAGCAAATTCAGGAACCGGATTACCACAATTAGCTAGTGGTGAAATGGCTTGGGCCGTAGACACTCAAGAACTTTACATTGGTAGCGGAGCCGTTAGCGAAGGTGCTCCCGCAGTAAATAACATTAAGGTTATCACCCAGACAGATTTATCTCTCACTGGTAACATTCTAAGTACGATCCAATATATCTACAAATACACAAATTCTGGTATTAGTACTGGAATAACAGCCACCGCTCCAACATTACAAACATTAAGTAGTAAATTAGATTCTATAGTATCTACAAAAGATTTTGGTACTGCCGGTGACGATGCAACAGATGATACTGCGGCATTACAAAGAGCTATACTTCAATTATTTTTAAATGCCGCAGGTCCTGCTTCATCTACCAGTTCTAATCGCGTAGTACTTAATATCCCAGCAGGCACTTTTTATACTACTAGTACAATATACATTCCTAGCTATGCAACTATCATTGGTGCAGGCATGGATAAAACTATAATTGACTATCATCCTCCACAGATTACTATAACAGGTAGTATTGCATTTGGCGGGGCTTCGTTGACTACGACTTCAGCCAACTCTGCATACAATGGATATTTTATAACTGGCCCTGGCATTCCTAATGGTACAACCATTACTGGTGCTACAGCTGGTACAAGTTTTACTTTAAGCAATCAGTCAACTGCCGCAGAAACAAACGCATCATATATACTAACATATCCCGGACCAGCAGTTCAATTTGTTAATGATAGTAGCAGTATTGGTTCCTATGATCCACAAGTTTCACAAAGCATTACACAGTGCCGACAAGTTATTATGAAAGAATTAACGATTCAAACAGCAACAGGTAACAACACACTGATGCAGATGAACAGCGTTAAGGACAGCGTGTTTGAAAATATTAAACTAATCGGTGGATGGACTGGTAATACAACCAGCATTGGTATCAACATGACCGGAGTAACTAATCTAGTTACCTGTACACATAATATTTTTAGAAATATTGTGTTTACTGGACACAATTATTGTGTCTACGACAGTTCTTATGATATTTCTAATAATATATTTTCTAATTGTCATTTTACAAATTCCTTCCAAGGTATATCTCTAGGAGCCAGTTGGACTCAAACTGCGAATACTCCTAACGGTCCTTGCCAAACAGAAATAATCAACAGTAGATTTTATAATATTCGTCAGCAGGGTGTATACATTGGTGCAGGATCTGGAAATATGACTAGTGGTTGTATTTTTCAAAATGTAGGCTGTAATGGAGGTGGAAATGCTCTTGCACAATATCCACAAGTATATTATGCTTCATATGGTAATAGTTCATTTAATGACCAGTCTGATCGTTTTAATGACTTGGGCAATCCTAATCAAGGAACAGCACCATACGCACTTGTACCATATGTTCCTGAATTTAGTGGACATGTTCGATACACATCATTTGGTGTCAACAAGTTATATCTAGCACAAACTACCAGTGCTTATATTTCTATAATTAAATTACCATTTGCATTTCTAGCAACACCTACATACAACTATACCAGTGGAGCATTAAATGGTACATCTACTGGACCAACTGGTAGTATTGGTTATGCTATCGACTATATCTATAATAGTTTGACATCAAATTATACAAGACGTGGTACTATTAATATCACTGCCGATGCTGTAAACAAAACAGTGACCATGACTGATGAATATGATTTCACTGTGACAGGTAGTAGTAATTCAACTACATTAGACTTTGCTGTTGGCTTCGTAGACTATTCTGGTGCAACCACTACCAATACTCCTTGGACACTGGTATTGAGTTATCAAAATACTTTTGATTCAGGTAATTTGATTTTTTCATACACTTCTGTAAGCTAATCAAATAGATAGATCTTTCTAATAAATGCGTATATAATTACATTTGTTATCGAGATAACAGCATTTACACCTCCGCAACCTATTGACTTACAATATCTTTTGGGCGGATCGTCTCCATAATAAATACTGCCTAAGAGAAAAGTAACGGACAATGAGCAAAATAATAGTAACAAAAAGAGACGGAAGTAAAGAGCCACTAATGATTGAAAAGTGGCAAGCTCAAGTAGCGAAAGTCTGTAAAGGTATTGCTGATGTCAGTCAGTCAATGATTGAAATTAAAAGTCAGCCACACTTCTACGACGGCATTACTACTAATGAAATTGACAACATCACCTTACGAGCAATCGTAGATTTGATTGACGTAGAAAATAATCCAGATGTAGGACATACGAATTATCAGTACGTAGCAGGTAAACAACGTTTATCAATGTTGCGTAAAGATGTCTATGGTAATTATGAAGTTCCACATTTATATTCTATCGTAAAGCGAAACGTTGAAATCGGTTTGTACACTCCGGAATTATTAGAGTGGTATACCGAAGACGATTGGAATCGTATGAACGATATGCTCGACCATGAAAAAGACGAGCAGTATGGATATGCCGCTATCGAACAGTTGATTGAAAAATATCTAGTACGTAATCGTGCAACAAAAGAAATTTATGAAACACCACAAATTAGATATATTATCGCGGCGGCTACTGTCTTTCACAAAGAAGAGCCAAACAATGCAAGAATGCGTTACATAAAGGAATACTACAATGCGGCTAGTGATGGTTTGTTTACTTTGGCTACTCCTGTGCTCGCTGGTCTCGGCACTCCCACTAAACAGTTTAGCAGTTGTGTGCTTATCCGCTCAGACGACGATCTTGACTCAATTTTTGCTTCAGGCGAAATGATGGCCAAGTATGCCAGTAAACGTGCGGGGATTGGATTGGAAATCGGTCGACTACGCCCATTGGGCTCCCCAATTCGCGGTGGCGAAATCATGCATACTGGTATGATACCATTCCTCAAAAAGTGGTTTGGTGATTTACGTAGTTGTTCACAAGGAGGCATTCGAAATGCAAGTGCTACAGTCTTTTATCCCATTTGGCATCATCAGTTTGATGATCTTATTGTGCTTAAAAATAATCAAGGAACGGAAGAAACTCGTGTCCGCCATATGGACTATGGAGTTGTACTTTCTAAATTCTTTTGGCGCCGCTTTAAGAATAAGGAAATGATTACATTCTTCGATCCCAATGAAGTTCCAGACTTGTACGAGGCTTTCTACAAGAATACTGCCTTGTTTGAAGAACTATATATTAAGTATGAGAAACGTAAAGACTTGCGTAAAAAAACAATGAGTGCTGAAGAGGTATTCAAGAGTGGTATATTAAAAGAACGTACTGATACAGGACGGATCTACTTGGTGTTTATTGATAACGTGCAGAACCAGGGTCCGTTTGATCCTGAGTATCATACCATCTATCAAAGTAATTTATGTTGTGAAATCCTATTACCTACTAAATCTTTTAAACGTCTTGATGACGTGGATGGTCGAATTGCTTTGTGTACTCTTGGTAGTATCAACTGGGGAGCTTTCCGTAATCCAGAAGACATGCGTCGTGCTTGTCGTATTCTACAACGCAGTCTATGTAACATTTTAGACTATCAAGACTTTTTATCAATTCAGAGTAAATTAAGTAACGATGAGATACAGCCATTGGGAATTGGTGTTACTAACCTTGCCTACTGGCATGCCAAACGTGGATTGAAGTATGGAGAGAAAGATGCTCTACAAGATGTTAAAAGTTGGATGGAGCATCAAGCCTATTACTTGACAGAAGCCACTGTTGAGTTGGCTAAAGAACGTGGTGCTTGTACACACAGTGATAAAACACGTTATGGTCAAGGCATATTCCCTTGGGAATTACGAGCAGAGGGTGCTAATGAACTAGCAAATTTTACTCCAGAACTTGATTGGGAAACCCTACGAGTTAATATGAAACAGTATGGTGTTCGCAATGCAACCTTAATGGCCATTGCCCCAGTCGAAAGCAGTAGTGTTGTTATAAACAGCACTAATGGAATTGAGTTACCCATGAGTTTGATCAGTACTAAAGAATCAAAAGCAGGATCGTTTACACAAGTGGTTCCTGAATATCATAAACTTAAAAACAAGTATCAAATGATGTGGGAACAAAAAGATTGTGATGGCTATTTGAAGACAGCGGCTGTACTAGCGGCCTATGTAGATCAATCAATTAGCACAAACACTTTCTACAATCCTGCACACTTTGCGGATCGTAAAGTTCCTACTACATTAATTGCTAAGAATCTAATGCAAGCTCAAGCGTGGGGATTGAAAACTTTCTACTATAGTTTGATCAACAAAGCAGGTAGCAAAGCTGTAGACGAAGTAGTTGCAGTTGCACAAACTTATGTTGAACAAGAACTAGAAGATGATTGCGAGGCATGTAAACTATAATGTTAGAAACTATCTGTAACGTATTGCAAGAAGCCTATAAACGAAATTGGATCACCAGTCGCGATGGTAATGTAAGCATACGACATCACGGTCGTGACCATTTTTATATCACCCCAAGTGGTGTGCGTAAGCAAACACTACAACCAGACCAATTTAAGAAAATACAAATTGGCAAGTGGGATAACGGCTTTGGTTCAAACAGCTACAATTGGCAAGAGATTGAATACACTGATATCAGCTCGGCTCTCAAACCTAGTGGAGAAATTCCTCTACACTTTGGTCTACAAAAAGAAATGGGACAACATAGTAATAATGTTAGAGTTATTGTTCATGTGCATCCTACCTACTGTATTGCCGCAATGCACGCCGGGATCGATCTTAGTACTATTAGCGATGCATTTCCAGAACTTAGTCGTTATACTAAGGTAGCACCTAATGTACCTGATGTTCCTCCTATCAGTCAAGAACTTGCTGATCAATGTTTTGACAAATTAGGGTTAGATGGACAAGGCAATATAAAATATGATATCGTAGGGATTAAAGGTCATGGAGTAGTTGCTATTGATACTAGCCCATGGCGTGCCTACGAGCATATTGAACGATTAGAACATATTTGCAAGATAGTGCTTGCATCAGGGAAATATCAATGAGCAAAGAACAATATAATTTAAAAACAAAAACAGACTATTTGAGTCGTAAAATGTTTCTGGATCCAGCAGGCCCAGTTACTATTCAACGATTCGAAGAAGTTAAATACAAGAAGATTGCAGACTTTGAAGCGACAGCCCGAGGCTTCTTCTGGCAACCTGAAGAGATTAGTCTTACCAAAGACGCAAATGACTTTAAGGACGCAAGCGATGCAGTTAAACATATCTTTACCTCAAATCTATTACGCCAAACAGCACTTGATAGTCTTCAAGGTCGAGGGCCCACACAAGTTTTTACTCCAGTGTGTTCCTTGCCCGAAGTTGAAGCTCTCATGTACAACTGGGGTTTCTTTGAAACCAACATCCACAGCAAGAGCTACAGTCACATAATCCGTAACATCTATAATGTGCCCAAAGATGTGTTCAACACTATCCATGATACAGAAGAGATTGTAAGCATGGCATCCAGTGTAGGCAACTACTATGATGCTCTACACGTTATCAACTGCCGTAAAGAATCCGGAGAAAAGATCAATGAACAAACACATATCAAGGCCATTTGGTTGGCTCTTAATGCTAGTTACGCCCTCGAAGCCTTCCGATTCATGGTGTCATTTGCTACTTCTCTCGCTATGGTAGAAAACAAGATATTTATTGGTAACGGCAACATTATCAGTTTGATTCTACAGGACGAATTGCTACACAAAGGTTGGACAGCCTATTTGATCAATCAAGTGGTCAAAGAAGATTCAAGATTTGCTGAAGCTAAACTGGAATGTGAAGCTGAAGTTTATAACTTATACCTGGACGTTATACGTGAAGAAAAACAATGGGCAGACTATTTGTTTAGTAAAGGCCCAGTGATTGGACTTAACGCAAACATTCTAAAAGACTTTGTGGATTACACAGCAGTTTCAGCATTGAAAGATATTGGTATCAAATATCAACAAGCCGCACCAAGAACTACACCAATTCCTTGGTTCAATAAACATGTCAACACAAGCAGTAAACAAACTGCATTACAAGAATCAGAATCAACCAATTATGTAATTGGAGTCATGTCAGAAGGCATTGACTATGATGCCTTGCCTGCATTATAATAGTAAAAAGGAAAGAAATATGTCAAAAGCGATAGTATGGAGCAAAAACGCCTGCCCATTTTGTGATCAAGCTAAAAACTTGCTCAAAATGAAAGGCATAGAATTTGAAGAAAGAAATATCAACAAAGATTATACACGTGAACAGTTACTAGAAGCAGTACCCAATGCCAGAACTGTTCCACAAATATTTTTAGACGATAAATTAATAGGCGGGTTCACAGAACTCAAGAAACATTTCGAAAAGGTCTAATATGTTAATCAATAAAGGTATCGCACAAGGAGAAGTTGTAACAATCAAAACCACAGCAGGTGAAGAGATTGTTGCCAAACTAATAGAAGACGGTCCGTTAGGTGTTAAAGTTAGCAAGCCTTTGTGCTTGACAGCAACTAAAGATGGAATTGGTCTAGTACCATTTTTATTCACTACAGATCCAGATGCAGAAATCACCATCAATAAAAATAGTATAATGGTATTAGCTCCAACAATCAAGGACGCCGCAGATCGTTATACAGAACAAACAACCGGCATTAAATTAGCTTAAGGAGAATACATGTCAAAATATCAAGAATTCACAGCATTAGTAGAAGCAATGGAAGGCGACTTTGAAAAGTTCTACGACAAAGGTGTAAACGCCGCAGGCACTCGTGTTCGTAAGCACTTGCAAGAGTTAGCCAAACTATGTAAAGATACACGTAACGATGTAACAGCAGTTAAGAATGCTCGTAAAGAAGCCAAATAATAAATGACGCTTAACGTTGTATCACTTCCTGCAACTACTACTATAGACTTAAACAAAGCCTTCACAATGCAAGGCATGTTTGACACAGTCTATGGTAGTTTGCCTAACGATCCAAAATATACTGTAACAGGTATCAGTTTTGAGTTTTTAGGTATGAGTTGTAAATCGTCAGGGGTGTTTGATACATACGCTGATATCAAAGAAGCAATTTCTCGTCTTTATAACTACTGCATGAAAAGTTATTTAGAACCTATTTGGAAATTATTAAATGCATTGCTCAAAGCATTAGAAGCAGTTGTTGGCAGTTTATTAAATGTTGATTTATCATTGCCAGTTTTAAATTTAACAGTGAGTGATTTGTTTAGTGATGATTTATATGAAAAGTTAATAGTATCTGTTACAAATTTATATAACACAGCTATAGACGATCTAAAACATCTTTTAAATTTATTGGGCATACCATTTCAACCATTTAGTGGAGTTGATTCTCCTCCTGTTGATATTCCTACTATTTGTAAAAATATTCTAGTGAGTCTGTGGGGTTCTTTAATTCAAAAAATAAAAAGTATTCTGGATGCAATCAAACTAGGCCTGACAGCGTATGATTATATTACAGAACAACCTAGTCCTCCATTTACTTGGTCTACTATTTGGAATTCTGCTGTCAACGCAATATTAGAAGAAGTATTGTTTTTGTTTGAAACTGGTGGTCCAACAGTCCAGGAAATATTGGATGCCCTAATTGCGGCATGTAAAGCGGCTTTAAATAAAACAGTTGTAACCGCAGAGGATCTTATTAACTATGTTAAAAATTTTAGATTGCCTATAATAGGAAAACCATTTGATTGGCTGTTTCCGTTGAATCCACATGTAGATTTTCCTTGGAAAGATATTAACCAGCTATTAGCTGATATGAAATTATTCATTGCTAATTTTTTAGCAGGAATTTTAGCAGAATTTATAAAAGCAATCGATGCTATTCTTAGTTTATTTGGATTAAGCCTTGCAATTCCTGTGCTTAGAATAAGTTACTCAGTTTGTGCAACTATCAATGAAGGACAATAAAATGAAAAAAATTATCATAGCGTTATTTTTATTTGCAGTTGTAGGAACAGCAAATGCTCAGTGGCATCACGGCGGAGGACATTATGTTTATCGTCCAGGATATGGATGGGTAGTACCTAGTGTTATAGGAGGCGTTATTGGATATGAACTAGCTCGTCCTAGACAGCCTGATGTAGTTATAGTTCAACCACAGCCTGTTTATCCTCCTCCAGCCGCTCCAACATATCCACAGCCAGCAGGTTATCATTGGGAAGCTATTTTAGATGCCAGTTGTAATTGTTACAGAACAGTATTGGTACCCAACTAATGAAGTTTTATGAAAAAGCCATGCGTAGTTTGGGCAAAGTGGTTACCTGGAGAATTCTAGTAACAATTACTAATTTCTTTGGCGGATGGCTTGCCAGTGGAAATCCTTGGGTCGGACTGGGCGTTGTTAGTTTTGCTCTAGTAGTTAATAGTGTATTGTATTATTTCCACGAAAGAGCGTGGAATCTTATAGATACAGGGAGACAAGTAAATGACCCAAGCCTTTCTCAATGAATACATACTTGAAATAAACGAATTTCCAGTTAAAGGCCCGTTGAACAACTTATTTTCAATAAAAGACTATTTCTTTTATAATTCAAATGTAAAAGAATACGGGCATAGAAGTTTGCTAATACCAGTTTCTAAGTTGATAAATAATGATAAGCTACCTAGCGAAGAAGTTATTAGAGAACTCATAGCTAAAAAAGCACATGTAATAAAGCGTGTAGTTGACGCTAGAACACAATCGGAAACTTGGAGTTTTAAATATGAATAAAAAGCACGTAAAATGGGTATTAGCACATGAACCAATTGAATTGTTTCTTCGTGCCGCTAAAGTATTTGCCGCAGAAGTAAATGCTCGTGCTCCTGAGCAACTAGACATCGAAGTTATGACTATGAGCGAATACTCAGAGAAATATAATAACGGTGTAGTAGTTGATAAACATAGTCTAGTAGATTTATTAGATAGCGGTGCTATCGAAATGAGTCAGACATACACAATTACACTAGGTAAAATCAACAAAGATTTCTTTGCATTAGATTTGCCATTCTTATTTAAAGACCACGACCATGCTAGTCGTGTGTTCGAAGGTGCAGTTGGTAAACAGTTGTTAGACAGTTTGCAAGAATCTAAAAAGATTAAAGGTCTAGCATTTACATATTCAGGTGGTTTCCGTATTATCCCAGGAAACGAAGCAGTTAGTCGAATTGAAGACTTACGTGGTGTTAAGCTACGTACAAGTTTCAGTCCAGTTGCTATCGAAACATTCAAGACATTAGGTGCTGATGTAGTTCCAATGGAATTGGAAGAACTTACTGAAAATTTAGGTAAGGCTAACGTTACCATCGGGGAAAGTACTTATCCACGTATCTATGCATTGAATCAAGCTAAAGTAAGCAACTATATTAATCATACAGAACACAGTTTGTTTCTAACAAGCATTCTAGTTGGTACTGACTTCTGGAATACACTAACCCCAGAATTACAAACAATCGTAAGTGAATCAGCACAAGTTGCCGCACGTTACGAACGTACTATCAGTATCGATGATGTAATTCAAACACAACTCCGTGCCGAAGCAGATGGTATCGAAGTTATTCGTATGTCGTCTGAAGAACAACAACGTTTCGCAGATGCTACACAAATTGTTTATACAAAGTTTGCTGACTATTTTACTTCTGGATTAGTAGATCAAATTAAAACACAATAAGGATATAGATGATACTGTATTATAATGTACATGCCGTCTCTACTATCTTAAAAAAGTGTCCTAGCGATTTAGAAATTTTCTTTTCCTACGACAAAACTGATGAACTAATCGATAACTACGAACGATTTGGTTTAAATAGACACAACGTAATCTATGACAGAACTGGAGCTCTTCCTCATTATTTAAAAATGAGTAAAGGGCTTCATCCTATCCCACCAAGACAGCCCAATTACAATCGTAGTTTTTTTGAAGTAGCAGAACAACGTGCTAAAGAATTAATAGATTTAGATGTACCAATCAATGTCATGTGGAGTGGCGGCATTGACAGTACATTTATATTATTCATGTTACAAAAATATGCCAAAGATGCAGATCAAGTTAGAGTCTACGGAACATACAATAGCGTTATAGAATCAGGCGATTTGTTTGATCGTAGGATTAGTAAAGAATTTAAATATAATATCAAAGTAGCCGCACGAAACGAATATAATTTTAAAGAATTCGACGGTGTGTATGTCAGCGGCATGTGCGGTAATCAATTATTTGGACCCACTGATGATTTCTTTGCCAATGGCAATACTGCCATGTTCCATCATACATTGGGGACTGCGGAAACTATCTACGAAGATTACAAGACCAATATCAATCCAGAATTATTAGAATTTTTAGATCCTGTTATTAAATCTAGCCCACGTCCAATAGAAACTGTAGCAGATTTACGATGGCTTTGTATTTTTAATTTGGATTGGTACACAGCTTTGTACGAACATCGTACACAGTTGACAAAAGAAGTTGCTGAAAATATACTAGGATTTTTCAGCACAGATGATTTTCAAACTTGGGCAGTTAGTACAAATGAACCTTTTACCCTAGTTAAAGGCGATCCAAACACACATCGTTGGCAGATGCGTAGTATATTGTCTGATGTTTTCGGTGAAACTCATTATGCTAAACACAAGCAAAAACAAATAAGTAGTTTTAGTGCGATAGATCCATACTGGATGTTCATGTTGGAAAACTATCATAACACTTATTTAAAAACCTTACCCTAAGGAAAGTATATGGCATATTCGGACAAAGTTATTGATCATTATGAAAATCCACGCAATGTAGGATCGTTTGATAAGAATGATCCTACTGTTGGTACAGGCATGGTTGGAGCACCGGCCTGTGGTGATGTCATGAAATTACAAATAAAGGTAGATGAAGATGGTATTATTAGAGATGCTCGTTTCAAGACATATGGATGCGGTTCAGCAATCGCCAGTTCGTCGTTGGTTACAGAGTGGGTTAAGGGTATGCATATTGATGATGCTGTTAACCTTAAAAATTCCCAAATTGCCGAAGAACTAGCATTACCCCCAGTAAAGATACATTGTTCAATTCTAGCAGAGGACGCTATCAAAGCGGCTATTAATGATTATCGTAACAGACACAGCCAAGGCTAAAATTAAACAAAATCTTGCCAAACGCGGTAAAGGCGTTGGCATTCGCATAGGCGTAAGAACTACCGGTTGCTCGGGCCTGGCCTACGTGCTAGAATATGTGGATAAGTATGACGGCGAAGAAGGTGTTATAAATTATGCCCAAAATGACTTTTGTGTACTGGTAAGTCTAAAAGATGATCCGTACTTGAATGGGCTTACAATGGATTGGGTCCGCAATGGACTCAATGAAGGATTTGATTTTGTCAATCCAAATGAGCGTGACCGTTGCGGTTGCGGTGAAAGTTTTCGTGTTTGACATTTACCAAAATTGACAGTATAATATTAATATTGTTATAACTTTTGGAGAATAATTTGAGTATGCATTTAGAAGGTCCGTGGCTCAGTACCACCGGCAAAAAGAAAGGCAAAAAGAAATTCGCTTCAGCAGAGGCAAAAAGAAAGGCAGAACAGTTGGAAGAAAGTTGGAAAGAATTGCTCAAACGGCAAGGCCTTGAGCTAGAAGAAAAAAAACGTCGTCGTGCGTTGACATCTGAAAGTTTGAGCTCTACTGGTTACAGTTTAAGTATTCCATCCGGTAGAAACACTACAGACCATATTAAAAGTTTGAATAGTGGACTAGGTGTTGCAACATTGTCACCTTCCAAAATTTACACTGGTGACAAGGTAAAAGGCATTGCCACCATGCATAAAAGCAATGCAGTACCGATTTTTAGTGATGAGCAGGCAGTCGATATCGCTCGTATGAGGCGTTAAAGCATGGTCGCTCATAATAATAGTATATTACCTGGTCACTCAGATGATAATTATATATTGTCCGCTAAGGGTTTAGCAGACACGGCTCAATTTTTAAGGAGAAATAACAACAGCCAAATGAACCATGATGGTACTAGCGATACCTCATCCAGCGTAAAGGAGAAAAAAATGATACGCATTATCAAAACAACAATTAACGTAGTAGTAGCACTAAGCATTGTAGTAGTAGCACAACAGGCAGTAGAGGCAAAATTCGATAAATTAAAACAAGCTCGTCAAATAGCGAGTCCAGTTACAGCTCAAATGAGACAAACACAATTAGATTGTCTAGCTCGTAACATCTATCACGAAGCAGGTTACGAACCTTTTGAAGGTAAAGTAGCTGTAGCTCAAGTAACAATCAACCGTGCAGAAAGCGGACAATTTCCAAGCGACATCTGCGGCGTTGTATATCAAAGAAATGTAGTTTACCAAAAAGTACTTTGCCAGTTCAGCTGGTATTGCGAAAGCCCTAGTGCATTGAAACCAATGAACGGAGCCGCATATACAGAAAGTATGGAAGTAGCCAAAAAAGTGCTACTAGAAGGATTTAGACTTCCCGATTTAAAATCAGCATTATACTATCATGCTGATTACGTCAATCCAGGATGGGGTAAAAAACCCATAGCCAAGATTGGACATCACATTTTTTATCAATAAGAGGACATCATGACATCAAAAGAAGTTTTTCAAAATTTTAAATCTAACCTTACTGGGTTTTTGAACTTAGATAATTGGGTTAAAAGTGTCAAGGAACATGCTCCTCATGTAAGTGCAGAAACAATGGGCTGGGTAGCAGTAATTTTAATGCACCTAGCTACTATTCCAACACTTTTGGCAGTTTTAACAGGATTGACTGAGAAAATGCCGCCAGTGGATTTGATATTGTTTGCATGGGCAGGATTATTCTGCTTTTTTATCAAAGCCGCAATACAAAAGGACTTTTTGAACATTGTAACTATTGGATTTGGGTTCTTTGTACAAGCAGGACTCATGGCTATGATTATTTTTAAATAACCAATAAGATTGCAAGTAAAAGACCCTATGTGTATAATCAGTGAATAGGGTCTTTTACTGATAAATATCTTATAAACCAGGAGTAGGTATAATGTCAGGATTTCAATTAGATAACAATCAAATAACACCAGGACTGTATAGAGTTTCTATTAACTCTAGCGGTTTTCCATCTTATAACGGTTCAGGTGCAATCGCCGCAAATGCAGGAGGTGTAAACCCATACGATTGGACAGAAGGTTCAATTTACACAGGTGGATTGCCAAGTAGTGCTGGATACTCACAAGCCTTATCTCAGGGAAATATGCGTTGGGATCGCATTGTGCAAGCTCTTGCATCAATTAGTGATTGCAGAATTTTAGATGTAGTAGTTACAACAGGCGGAACCAGTGCTAACTATCAGCCAACCGCAGTTAACTTTACAGTTGCATACGATCGTGATACAATGATTCTTCCAGAATATAGTAAAATCCAAGCGGCCGCAAGTGCAACAGCTGGTACCTTTTATAGTATCACTCCTCCAACAGCAGTCACCGGCGGTAGCCCAACTTACACATCCTACTCAACTTTAGCCGCAATGCAAGCCGCAGGTTTCAGTCTTGATAACGTTCGTGGTTTCCAAGGTTATCTTGGCAATGATGGTGCAACAACTATTAACTCTCCACAAACTGCAATCCAAGATATTGTAACATCTGCGATTTGTGCTGGTGGAACTTCTGGTTGGTCAAGAACATATCGTTTATTCAGTGTAAGCCAAAACGGAGATAGTCAAGCACTTATCTCTATTCAACAACCTTTAACACCTGCAGTTGTGTTTGGTGCTTTAACAGTTACCCAAATTTCAACTACTGGTATCGCATACTAATCGAAAGGCAAGGATGATACTAGCGTATCTTTTATTACTAACTGGTTTAACAATTTCGGCGGTCGCAATTTACTATTCTGTAGTAGGTTTGACCGCTATTTTTTCTGCCGCAGTTATTCCAATTATTATCATGGGGTCAGCTTTAGAAGTTGGCAAACTTGTTTGTGCCTCTTGGCTAAAAGCTAATTGGGAAAAAATTCCACGCTTCATGAAAATCTATATGAGTATAGCAGTTGTGGTGCTCATGATTATTACTTCAATGGGTATCTTTGGATTCTTATCAAAAGCACACAACGATCAAAATCTAGTGAGTGGTGATGTACAAAATAAAATCAGTATCTTTGATGAAAAGATCAAAACTGCCAAAGAGAATGTCGAAGCTGACCGCAAACAGCTTAAACAGATGGATGAAGCAGTGGACCAGATCATGGGTCGTTCGTCGGATGAAAAAGGTGCCGATAAAGCCAACGCTGTACGTAAGAGTCAGCAGAAGGACAGGGTTTCACTTGCCAAAGATATTGAAACCCAGCAGAAACTTATTGCTGATCTTAACGACCAAGCGGCTCCAATACGTGCAGAAGTACGTAAGGTCGAAGCCGAAGTTGGCCCTATTAAGTATATCGCTGCCTTTATCTACGGAGCCAACCCAGACGCATCTTTACTAGAGCAAGCAGTCACTTGGATCATCATAATGATTGTGGTTGTTTTTGATCCGCTTGCAGTTATTATGTTACTGGCTAGTCAAATGACATTTGGCTGGGCACGAGAACAAAAAGAAACAGATGAAAATACTCCTGATCCTTATGTAGCAGATGTAGGTGAGAAACCAACTGAACCAGAATTAACAACTGAACCAGAAATTCCTGCAGAGATTGTTACAGGTACTCCAGAGATCGAAGACCGCCCTGGTGAAACGATCGAGGAAACTGAACTAGACAAATGGAATAAAATGATTGAAGAAGCTGAACGTGAAGTTGCCAAAGCTCAGGAAACTACTGTAGAAGAACGTATAGCTAAAGGGGAAAGTTATATCGACAACGAAGGTAACGAAATTACACTAGAAGCCGACTTGCCCGAGGAAGAATCAAAAAAAAAGACTTACATGATCAAGGACGAACAGGGGACAATGATAACCAAGACCAAAGAGTAGGTTACATTCAAAACTCAGAACAGTCTCCTTCCTCGCTTTGGACATTAGTCAATGCTAGAGCCGGTAGACCAATAGATAGACTATATAACGAGTACAATGAACATAAATTTCAAAATTTTGTAATAGATAAAAATTTAGATCCAAAACTACACAATTTTGTGGAATATATTAAAAAGAACGGACCCAATTTTGTTGATTTTGCAGAACAAGACATAAATCATTTTGAAGAACAAATATATGAACTTAGGAAAAATAACTCTAATAACCCCGCCTGATAAGCTATTCAATAATACGTTGAGTTACTTACTAATTAAACCTAGTAATTTTATCAAATCGCAATTTCAAACTATCTTAAGTCAAAGCATAGATGATTTAAATGTTTTTATCTATGATAACGATGATCAAGATTTGAATTGGTTGTTAAGCGTATCACAGCAAGCACATGTAATAATTATTGATGTAGATAATTGTGATCCAATGACACATAAATTTATATCATTTTTGTTAGCTGAACCAAATGTGTTTTATATTACTAAGGATGAATTAACTCCTTATAATCTAATTAGCAAAAATCGAATTTATGATTTAGATTGGATTGTAGCAAAAATAAAAGAAGAAGATAACGATAATGATGCACAAGAAGAATAAAGGTACTGGAGTTACCGTAAAAGAAGGCGAGAATATAAATCAAGCTCTTCGCCGATTTAAGCGTAAGATTGATGATAGTAAACTTTTAGATATCCTACGTGAAAAAGAATTTTACGAAAAACCAACAACTGCTCGAAAACGTGCCAAGGGTGCGGCAAAAGCACGTTGGAAGAAGAAACTACGCGACCAACAACTTCCACCAAAATTATATTGACAAATTAACTAATATCTGTTACAATACAAGTTACTGATAACAGAAAGTACTTGATGGCAAAAACAGATATAATGATTGATTTGGAAACACTGGCGACATCAACCGATGCCGCCATTCTTACGATTGGCGCTGTTAAATTTGATCCGTTTGGTTCTGAAATTAAAGAACCGGATATGGACAGTTTTTATGTCAAAGTGGATTTAGACAGTTGTGATCGAATTGGATTAGTAACCAATGATGACACCATTGCTTGGTGGGCTAGTCAAAGTAAAGAAGCCCAGGATGCGGCATTTGATCCTACGGGACGTATCGATATTGAAGATGCATTTGCACAGCTTTATAAATTTTGCTGGGGAGCCAAGCGTGTATGGTCAAACGGTTCTATATTTGATATTATGATATGCGAGCATGTATTTAAAAAAATTGGTAAAGCAGTTCCTTGGAAATTTTGGGAGATACGAGATGTGCGTACAGCATTTGATTTAGGTATCAATCCTAAACGTCCGCCAGTGACAGCACATCACGCATTAGAGGATGCGTGGAACCAGGCAGTAGGCATTCAGAATGTCTATAATACACTACGCACTAGTACTAAGTATGATGGCGGAATGATAACACCATTTGCAAACGAAAGGTAATATGAATAGTCAAGAACGTGAAGTAATGAACATTCTTTCAGAAGAGTGTGCAGAAGTAATTCAAGCAATCAGTAAATGCCATAGATTTGGTATTGATAATTATAAACCAGGAAAGCCTAAAACTAATAGGGAACACTTGGAAGAAGAGCTAGGCGATTTATATGCTATGATCGAAATTCTACAGGAATTAGATGTAATCAGCTGGACTAATATCGAACAAGCCGCTATTGCTAAACGTGAAAAACTTAAAAAATGGTCAAATATTTTTGCAGAAAATATTGACGAGAGATAAATAAATTTGTAGAACGCCGTAAGGGTTTTACATTTTTCTTGCTTAATTAAAAGGAGATTATTATGAGCAAAATCATCGGTATCGATTTAGGTACAACAAATAGCTGTGTGGCGATTCTAGAAAACGGAGTTGCTAAAGTAATTGAAAACAGCGAAGGTGCTAGAACAACACCATCAATCATTGCATATACAGATAAAGAAATTCTAGTAGGTGCAACAGCAAAACGACAAGCAGTCACAAATCCAAAGAATACAATTTACGCAAGCAAGCGTCTAATCGGACGTAAGTTTGAAGAACAAGCAGTACAAAAAGACATCGACTTGATGCCATATACTATTATCAAAGCTGATAATGGCGATGCATGGATTCAAGTTAATGATCAAAAATTGGCTCCACCGCAGGTGTCAGCTGAAGTACTACGCAAAATGAAAAAGACTGCTGAAGACTATCTAGGACATGAAGTAACACAAGCAGTTATTACTGTACCAGCTTACTTTAACGATAGTCAACGTCAAGCAACCAAAGATGCAGGACAAATTGCAGGTCTAGAAGTTCTACGTATTATCAACGAGCCAACAGCGGCTGCCTTAGCCTATGGTGTTGATAAGACAGACAAGAAGGATCGCAAGATTGCTGTATATGACTTGGGTGGTGGTACATTTGATATTTCAATTATTGAAATTGCCAACATCGATGGCGACAAGCAAATTGAAGTTCTTGCAACTAACGGTGATACATTCCTAGGCGGTGAAGACTTTGACCAAGTTATAATGGACTATCTAGTTGATGAGTTTAAGAAAGATTCAGGTATCGATCTTAAGTCAGATGTACTAGCATTGCAACGTTTGAAAGAAGCCGCAGAAAAAGCCAAAATTGAATTGTCGTCAGCACAATCAACTTCAGTTAACTTGCCATACGTTACAGCAGATGCAACAGGTCCTAAGCACATGAACGTTACAATCAGCCGTGCCAAGTTTGAAGCAATGGTTGAAGGATTGATTCAACGTTCAATTGAGCCATGCAAAACCTGTATGACTGATGCTAAGGTAACAGCCGCAGACATCGACGAAGTTATCCTAGTTGGTGGCCAAACACGTATGCCTAAAGTACAAGAAGCAGTTGAGAAACTGTTTGGTAAGGCCCCACGTAAAGACGTTAACCCAGACGAAGCTGTAGCCGCAGGTGCCGCAGTACAAGGCGCTGTTCTAGCAGGCGATAAGACAGACGTATTGTTATTGGACGTAACTCCATTAACATTGGGTATCGAAACAATGGGCGGTGTGTTTACCAAGTTGATCGCTAAGAACACAACTATCCCAACCAAGCACTCACAAACATTCTCAACAGCAGAAGACAATCAACCAGCTGTAACTATTAAAGTTGCACAAGGTGAGCGTGAGTTGTACAAGTATAACAAACATTTGGGTGAATTTAATTTGGAAGGTATTGATCCTGCTCCACGCGGTATGCCACAAGTTGAAGTTACCCTAGATATAGATGCTAACGGTATCTTGAATGTAAGTGCCAAAGATAAAAAGACTGGCAAAGAAAACAAGATTACTATCAAATCTGATTCAGGATTGAGCAAAGATGACATTGAGCGTATGATCAAAGAAGCCGAAGCCAATGCTGAAGATGATAAGAAGCAGGCAGAATTGATCAATGCACGTAATAATGCAGAAGGCACTACTCATAGTGTCAAGAAAGATTATGAAACGTACAAAGATCAATTGACTGAAGATGAGCGTACTAAATTCGAAGACGCAGTCAAGGCTGTTGAAACAGCTTGCGCCGGAGAAGATAAGGAAGCCATTGATAAGTCAGTACAAAGCTTCTTTGATGCCGCTGGAGTAGTAATGGCCAAGAAACAGGCCGCTGAATCTACAACGGCTGAAACACCAGCTCAACCAGCTGAACAAACTGTTGATGCGGCATTCACAGAAGTTGACAAAGACTCGAAAGAGTAATAAAATAAAAATGCGGAGTGCCTAATGGGCTCCGCAACTTTCTTGCTTAACATAAGGAGATATAAAATGCAATTAAGAGCAATAGACCCAGCTCACTTGGCACATCTAAGTAGAGCACTTGTAGGATTTGATACAATTTTCAATCAACAACTACAACAACAAGGAAACTATCCTCCACACAATATTGTGAAGTATAGTGATAGTGAATATGCTATTGAAGTAGCAGTAGCAGGTTTCAGCAAAGATGAAATCACAGTAGAAGTAGATCAGGATCAGTTGGTTGTACGTGGAGTACAGACAACTAAAGAAGACTCTACCAAAGAGTATTTGCATCGTGGTCTTGCTAGTCGTGATTTTGAGCAAAGTTATACACTTGCTGAATACATGGAAGTAAAAGATGCAGAAGTCAAGGATGGTATGTTGATCATTAGTATCGAACGTATTGTTCCAGAATCTTTGAAACCAAGATTAATTACAGTTAAATAATCAACCGGGGGAGGCAACTCCCCCACTTACTAGAAAGAGATAAGATGTCAAATACAGACGTAGTAATCGACGAAAAAGTTAAAGTAACTATCTCCGAGCCTAAACGCTGGAAAGTTATTTTATTGAATGATGACACCACTCCGATGGAGTTTGTTATTAGTTTGTTAATGGAAGTTTTCAAACATACTGAAAACTCTGCTCACGACATCATGCTACAAGTACACGAAACTGGTAGTGGTATTGCCGGAGTATATAGTTTTGAAATTGCTGAAGCAAAAGCAGTCGAAGCTACAAATATTGCCAGAACTGCAAATCACCAGCTACAAATTAAATTGGAAGAAGAATGAGTCTACGTGAATTAACCAAAGATGCACATACAAACGCAGAACGTCAAGAATTTGTAAAAATTCTTTTTAGTGGTAAAATCAATCCTAAACTCTATGCTACCTATCTAAAAAATCAGCATCCAATGTATGAAATTTTAGAAGTATGTGCTATGCCATTAGGACTATTAAATGGTTTACCAGATGTTCGTCGTGCTCCTAATATCCTTAGTGATTTTCAAGAACTTTGGTCCGATGAAGATGGTGAAGTAGAAATTCTTCCTATTACACAAAAATATATCAAATATATCTTAAGTATCAAAGATGATCCTAAAAAGTTAATGGCACATATCTATGTACGTCATATGGGCGACCTAGCAGGCGGACAAATGATTGCTAAAAAAGTTCCTGGTAGCGGTAAGTTTTATAAGTTTGAAAAACCCGAAGAACTAAAAGATGCTATTCGTGCAAAAATCGACGACAGCATGGCAGATGAAGCAAAAATATGTTTTGAATACGCTACAGAATTTTTTAAAGAAATGATGACACATGTCGAATATACCGACGAGTAAAGTTTGGGATACTTTAATAAATATTCAGCACTTATTGGAGACTGAATTTGGCCGGACTGGCACTGAAATCTTTGAGCCTGGAATGGATCGATTTAACCAACCTGGGTGGATTAATCGTGTATGGAGCTCTGTTCTTTATCGCCGTGCTCATATTGATGTGGTTGATGCACGAGATTCACGAGGGCTCTGGATGATGCATTGTTGCATCTTTCCACACACTCATAATCCTGCTCCTATTTTTGGTTTTGATGTAATTGCTGGTAAAAACAAGATGACTGGTTGTTTCATTGACTACAGCCCTACAGAAGACAAATTCCATCCTATGCTAGACTATTTTGGCGAAGAAGTATCACGTTACGAATGGTTTAAAAAGCGTGAATTACCGGATTGGGCCAAACGTATTTTTAGCCAACATATGGTAGCCGCAGGTAATGTTAGTGATGATAGCGAACTAGCACAAATCAGCAGTCTAGCCAACATCCTTGTAAATCATTACTTAGAAACAGTGGGAGAAACTAATAACCGTGTGCTAGACACGACCAGTTATCAGAACTACTATTGCGATAATCAAAAGCAAAATCCACATACACCCAAAGTCATGGCTAGTTTAGGGCTAGACGAAGAGGATGTACGTGTTTTCATACAGGATTGTTTGTTCCCTAATATCGCATAAATATTACATTATGCGTATAATTGATATTATTTCAGAAGCTCCTTTGAGCCCAGGTCTTTTCAAATATAAAGACGACCCACGCGATCGTGTGATAAAATTTATAAAACGTCTTGTTGCCGGTGAAGCATTTACCGTATTAGATGCAAGTGGTAAACAAACCCAAGTACACCTGGACCCGACTGAGGCTGGCCGAGTTTCTGATTTATTTCGACAAGGTATAAAACCAAAAACAATTCGAACAACAGACGGTAAAGATATCTTGTTTACTAGTATTGTAAAAGACAATGGTTTTGGCGGCGGCAAAGATAATGAATCTTATGAAAAGAGTCAAGTCGCTGATATCAATGAACAAATACAAAAAGCATGCCAGGCCGCAGGTACAAGCGATATAAAAATACAAATAGGCAAGGGCGGTAGAAAAGTACCGGCATCGGCCGCAATCAAAGCACCAGGCGGAATTAAAGCTGATGCAATTATTGTTGATTCACAGAATAATCATCAAGCATGGATCAGTTTAAAAAGTGCTCCTGGTCCTAGAGCTATTGCAGGATGGGGAGGAATCACACATCCTCCTGTAAGACAACATCCAGAAGTAGTAAAATTTATTAACGATGCTAAAATAGCATTCGGCAATCAAATACCAAACAAATCCTCTTTTGGAAGAAGAATAGAAGATCAAACATTAAAAAATCAAATAGTATTTGGTAAAGAATTTGGTAAGCCAGCACGTGGTCCTAGCAATGTTGATGCAGTAATGGCAGGACATCCTACTTTACGCAATAATGTGCTTGTCGGATCGGATATGACATGGCTTAACGGTGTTACTCCTTCTGGGGAATACGACCCGGTCTTTAATATATCGTATAAAGGCGACCGATCCAACGAAGGTATCAGCGGTGCTCGAATATCAGTTCAAGCAGATAAAGGCCGTAGCTGGAAACCATTAGATGATTTATTACAACAAAAACAATCTGAACTTCCTAATCAACAAACTTCTCAAAAACCTGTATCATCTGTAACAAAAAATACAAAAAAGGTTACAAGTCACAAAAATACAAAACAAAATTTAGGCACACAAACTTATAAAGATACAGATAATGCTGTACACGATGCTGAACACGAAGACAACCTAGTTAAACGTAACAAAAAAATATCTGCCACAAATACCTCAGTACGATAAATACAATGCGGGCACAAGATAAGGTGTCGTGGGAATCCGTAATCCACAGTGGACCCTAGTGGTCCTTTTTTACCTCAAAGGAGATTAACATGAAAGTTAAAAAATTAATAATGAAGTTGAACAAGGCCGAACTCCAACACAACATGGAAAAAGCCAAAAAGTTTTGGCTTAAATTGTTGAAAAAAAGCCTTAAAGGTAAGCACACCGAAGCTGTAAAATAATTGTAACAATAGGTAAAAAAATCTAGATAAATATTGGTATGACACCAAAAACTTATCGCAGTATTTTTATTTCCGACATTCACTTGGGCACACGTGATTCACAGGCGGCCAAGCTCAACAATTTTCTCAAACACAACACTTGCGAAACATTATATCTTGTAGGAGATATTATCGATGCATGGAAGATCCAACAAAACAAGTGGCGATGGAAACAAAGCCATACCAATGTTGTTCGTCGAGTTCTCGGTCATGCTAAACGCGGTACTCGTGTTGTATACGTGGCTGGAAATCATGACGAATTCCTGCGTCCAATGATACCATACGGATTCTCGTTTGGATTTGTTGAAATACATAATCAAACAGAACATATTGGTGCCGATGGTAAACATTATCTTGTCACGCATGGTGATTTGTTTGATGGTATTACACGTCTTGCTCCATGGCTAGCATTCTTAGGTGATAAACTATACGACCTAGTATTAGAATGGAATAGTAAGTTTAACTGGGTGCGCCATAAGTTAGGCTTTGGCTACTGGAGTCTTAGTAAATATCTCAAGCATAAAGTTAAAAAAGCATCAGACTTTATGTTTCAATTTGAAACCAACATAGCACGTTATTGTAAAAAACGTGGTTTTGATGGTGTGATATGTGGACACATACATCACGCTGAAATCAAAGAAATAGATGGCGTCATTTATATGAATGATGGCGACTGGGTAGAAAGTTGTACAGCACTAGTTGAACATCATGATGGTCAATGGGAAATAATTACATGGACACGAGAGAATGACAAAGACGATACTAATAATAACGGATAATCTTCCAGATCAAATAAATGGCGTTGTCACTACGTACAAAAATATTGAAGCGTGTGCGATTCTGGACGGTTATAACGTTGTTTTTCTTCATCCCGGGTGGTTCAGCTATATTGATTGCCCTGGCTACAACGAAGTCAAGATTAGCTATCCCAGGAATATGGGCAAGAAGATTGCGTCGGTCAATCCGGATTATATCCACATCGCCACAGAAGGTCCTCTTGGTATGTGGGCTAGAGCATATCTTTCATTGGCTGATATTCCTCACAATACCGCTTATCACACTAAGTTTCCTGAAGGGCTCAAGAAGTTATTTGGAATACCTGAGTCACTTACTTGGCGTTTTGTACGTTGGTTTCATAAACATAGTGGCAAAGTTCTAACAACTACAGACAGCATGGTCGCTGAATTAAAGGCACATGGATTCAGCGGTGAAGTTATTCCATGGACACGCGGTGTTGACCGTGCGATATTCACTCCTGAGCTTAGAGAAAAAACAACTGCTAAGTATCTTTTATGTGTTAGCCGTGTTAGTAAAGAAAAGAATTTAGAAAAATTCTTTGAGTTAGATTACCCAGGTTACTTAAAAATTATGGTAGGCGATGGCCCTATGTTAGAAACTTATAAGAAGCGATATCCCAATGTACATTTTACAGGATTTAAGACAGGCATAGATCTAGCCAAATATTATGCCAATGCAGAAGTATTCGTGTTTCCTAGTCAGTGGGAAACATTTGGTATAGTTATGATTGAAGCAATGGCCTGTGGAACTCCGGTCGCGGCTTATCCTTGCCAAGGACCCGAAGATGTTATTGATCAAGCGGTCACTGGATTTATGAATGACAACTTAGAAGATGCAGTTTCAGCTTGTCTACAGTTAGATAGAAATAGTATATATGGAGGAAGCCTACGCTGGACTTGGGAAGCCGCCTGGAAGATTTTTGAAGGACATTTAGTTCCTGCTAAATAGTAGCACTTAATGAAAGGGCTACTATGGGTATTTTAGAACTTACCTTTGGCGCAGTGATCGCAGGATTCTTTACAGTATTTGGTTGGAACTATGGTAACATAGTTTGGGACAAGTATGTTGAACCCGAGCATAAAATAGAACAACCGGCAGTACAAAA